ACTAAAGCAAATTCATCTTTCCAGCTATCATTTGTAGCGTCAGCCATTTTGCCTTCCCATTCTATTTTACCTGAAGCCACTTTCTCTGCTACAGTTGCTCTAGCTTTTGCTTCTGCTACTTTTGCCTTACCTTCTGCTTTTGTTTTTTCTAACTTGTTTTGAAACCATGTTCCTGCGAGATTTGCGATTGGTCCTATTAACGCTTGTATCATTTTCTATCTTTTCCTTTAATCTTTCTGCTCTTAACTTTTCTTTTACTTTAACTGAATTTACGAAATCTTGATGTTTTCTTTGCAATCTTTTTGGGTTGTTTAGATACCTGTTTACCTGCTCTCTTCGCTTTTCGTTTAGCAGCCGTAGAGGCTGCGTATTCACTGGGAGAAAGAGCCTTAA